GCTGCTCTCTATGACCGCTACCTACATGGTGAGGCTTACCTAGTGTTTAACACATCAGGAGAAAAGCCAAAGCCTGAGACAGCAACTACTGCTGGCCGAGGCATGCAGAACACTAAGGCTCTGGCTAAAACTCATACCTTGACTTATCAAGACATGCAGGGTGTAGTTCAGAGCAATGTTCAGTTCTACAATGACATTCTTGGATCGTCTCAGAACTATGACTTTTACTATTTCACTCCGGGCCGCATCTGGGATGCCAGTGGCTACTATGTGACAGTTATCGGCGATCCAATCATCACTGCTGACTTGAACACTTACCAGATGGCTGAAGTAACTGTGAACTGGGTAAGTAAGGTCAATGCACTTCCTTATGAGTTTGATACAGATACATTCCTTGAGGGGCTTTACTACATCATTAGCTTTACCGGAGGTTCTGGTAGCACTTATGTAGGCAACACCATTACAAGTGCCTGCACAGACCCACAGACTGTTACTTTTTCAGCTGTGCTAAACATCGGTGCTATCTCTGGTGCGCCTGAGCAAGTATGGACAATCGAGCAAGCTGATGGCAGTGATGACATTACTGAGATTGGTCTTGTGATTGATGCTGGCACAGGTGTCATAACTTGGAATCCTGTTACTTTCGTTGGCACTTACATTTTCACAGTCACTGTGACCAATGAGTACGGATGTGTTTTCGGTCAGGAGACCATCACATTGAATGTTGATTGCCCAGAAGTAGTTTAATTTGAGCATGGAAGAGTTAATCGGGGTCTTATTGTCAAAGTTGCTGGATCAGAAAATCAGAGAAGGCAGGCACGACTATATTGAGGAGGCTAGGGAAAAAGCTGAAGAGCTTGAGTACCACTTTGAGAATGAGTACCCCGAAAAGCTCTTGGTTACTCAGCATCCAAGTGAAGAGCCTTGGATGAAGGAGTACAGGAGGCGTAGATGGCAAGCTCCTACAACAACTGCCACCGGAAGAGTCTTTACATTCCTCCAGAAAATTCAGCAGGCTGATGATTTTAAAATCACCTTTGAATCTGACTTTAAAAAGACAGGCATAGCTGAGCGCATAGGCCTAATGGACAACACGCTCAAGAACTATGTTGAGTATGAGCTGCCAAAAACAGGAAGCCTGGAGAAGTGGCTTTTTAATGTCTTTCTTAAGACTTACCTGAAGGACAGTAATGCCGTTGTAATTACAGTGCCGGATTATGATGAGTTCGTAAAAAATCCATCTCAGGTCACTACACTTGACTGGTCAAAGCCTTATCCTCACATCATTGAAAGCGAAGACCTAATCTGGGAAGGTGAAGATTATGTCATCACCAAGACAGAGGATTACAAGGACATGAACCGTAAGAAGTGGGATCAATTCCTTTGCTTTACCACTCAAGGCTTGATGCTGTTCCGGCAGGTCAATCAGTACACCTATGACCAGCCTTTTCAGGTCTTTATCCTGCCTTACCAATTTAGCTATCTGCCTGCCTGTAAGGTGGGCAATATTATTTATGAAGAAGAAGATGGTCAGCTAGTCTATGACTCAGTCCTTGCTCCTTGCCTACCGGCATGGAATGAGGTCTTATTCAGGACTGATGACTTAAATATACTTTGGGCAACTCATGCCTTGCCTCAGAAGTGGGCATTAAAGATGTCACCATGTAAGACCTGCAATGGTACAGGCATCAGGACTAACCGCAAGGATGAAAAGATAGGCTGTAATGACTGCCAAGGCTCTGGAAGAGCATCAAGCTCACCATTTGGCCTGATGGAAATCAATATTGACAGAGTGAGTGCTGTCAATCCTAACCCACTTGTGCCGCCTGTTCCTCCAGCTGGCTACATTGAGAGGCCGACTGAGACTGTCAAGCTATTCCAGGAGGACATCTTGCAGAAGGAGTTTCAGGGATTCAAAGCGATTGGCCTTGAGTTATTAGGCCAGATTCCAGCAGCTCAGTCAGGTATAGCTAAAGAATATGACCGTAAGGAGCTAAACACCTTCTGCTTCTCTGTGACTGTCCATCTGGCTCAGGTTTACCGCAAGGTCTGCTACTACATCATGTATCAGCGTTACAATTCGCTCTTTGGCTCATCTCTGATGGATAGCGACAAGGTGATGGCAGCTCTGCCTCAGATTACTGTGCCTACTGATTACGATGTGATGACAGCTGACATGGTAGCTGAGCAGCTATCCAAGGCAATGACCAACAAATTTAATCCACTTATCACAGCAGGCATTGAGAAGGACTATGTGGAGAAACTCTATGGTGAGAATAGCATCCAGAAAACATATCTAAAGATATTAAGCCAGCTTGATCCATTGCCTTTTAAGAGTACAGATGAAAAGACTGTACTGCTGGCATCAAATGGCTGCACTCAGTTGGATTACATCCTAAGTGCGAACCTAGCTGCATTTGTCATGCAGAAAGTTGATGAAGATGCTGGATGGTATGACAAGCCTGTGCAGCAGCAGAGGGCTGATGTGTATGCCTTGGCAGCAATTAAGATGTCAGAGATTCAATCTGGATTAGTGCCACTAATGGATGATGTTGAGGACTCATCAAGTCCAGATGACCAAGTATGACCGACAAGCAGCTTGAGTTAATCAAGAAGATTCAGGAGCTTCAGATGGCGATTGAGAAGCGCATGGATGATGCGCTTCCTAAAGTCTTTGCTAAATTATCAGACCAAGTCATTGACCTAGCCAGCAATCTCAGCCTAGATGCCAAGGATAGGGCGAAGTCATTAAAGGAGATGATTAAGCTCAAGAAGGACATCTCAGACACGATTGTTAATAATAGCCTGTACCAAGCACAAGTGGCTGAAGTAGTTGCTGGGTTTGACCAGCTTGCCAAGCTATCCAATGATTACATCAGCATCATTATTGATGACTTTAAGCCAAAGACCGAGCTTTACAAAGCAATCCTGGAAACTAACATAGCCACTACCAAGGATGCACTGCTAGGAGCAGGCATCAGAAACAACTTTGGAACTGCTATTCAGGAGGTGCTAAAGGACAACATTGCAGGCATAGGCACAAGATCAGAGCTTAATAAGACCTTGAGAAAGTTTATTGAAGGAACTGACACAGAGAAAGCATTTTTAGAACGCTACATCAAGCAGACTACTAATGATTCAGTGATGACCTTTAATGCGGAATACATCCAGACCATTGCTGAAGATTTAGATGTTGAATACTACCTTTATCAAGGCACATTAATTCAGGACTCAAGGCCATTTTGCGTGGCTAGGGCAGGCAGGTTCTTTACCAAGGAAGAAGTCCAAAAGTGGCCTAATCTAAAGGGATGGCAAGGGCGCATGGCTGGCACTAACAGCACTACTATATTCAGCTACCGAGGAGGCTACAACTGCCGCCATCAGCTCTGGCCTGTTGCTAAAGAGCAATATGAGTCAGCAAAGGAGAGAGGCAGAACAGGGCTAAGGTAACTTCTCCAGGTAAGCAGTGAGTAAGCTGATTGGCTTGAGAAACTTCTGCTCAACTACTAGCCTCTTGCCATGACCTAGATTCATTTCAACTAAGCAATCTTCGATTGATTGCTTTCTGATGTATCCAAGTATAGAAACCTCCATAGCATCCTCATTGACCCAGCATAAAATGAACACATCAGCTCCAATCTCCCTGCGATTGTTAAAGACTAATCTGCCTGTCTTATACTTAGTGGACTTTACCTGAATGTCATATTCACCCAGCATCAAGTCTGTGCTGCCTCCATCACCTTCAAGGTTTATTGATGTGTCAAATGGCAGCTTGAGAGCCTTAGCCACAGCATATTCACCAAGTACACCCATTAAGTCAGCCTGTGCTTGTGTATTGCCCCAGCGAGCTACGGAAGGTCGGTCAGGATTGACCTGATCCTTGAGAAAGTGCCTGCCTGTTGCCAGCACTTTGAGAAACTTGAGTTCTCGCTCTGAAATCGTTATCTTCAAGACTCATAAGGGGTTACAATAATAGCACATAATTATTGATATTTACCCTATGAAAAAGGCATCCAAAGAGTCATCAATTAAGATTAGCTTCGGTAAGCGTAGAGAGGGCAAGCACAGCAAGACCTCAGGCCCAAAGGCAGGAAATCAGAAGAAGTATAAAGGACAAGGAAGATAATGGCAGACAAGAAGTTTAAAACCAAGGTAAATGGCAAGACAGTCAGCTTCGGAGCTAAGGGCTACTCCATCGCTCCTGGAACTCCTAAGGGAGATGCTTACTGCGCCAGATCGAGCGGCATTCCCAAATGTAAAGGCCCAAAACCCTGCCCGAATGATTTAAGCCGCAAGGCCTGGGGATGTGTTGGCAAAAAGTCGGTGAAAAGTGCAGCTAAAAAATTCACTCGCATCAAGTAACTTTACGGCATGCAATTTCCGCTTAAGCATTTTAAAATAACAGAGTTTGATTCACCTGATGCTCCCGGTTCAGGGGCTAAGATGCAGCCTAAGTTTATCCAGATGCTGGACAATGCCAGAGCCATTGCCGGAGTGCCATTTAAAATAAATTCAGGCTACCGGACAGAGGCTCATAATGCTAAAGTGAAGGGAGTAAAGGGAAGCAGCCATTGTCAGGGATGGGCAGCAGACATACATTGCACAGATGGCGATAAGCGATTTGTGATAATTGACGGCCTGCTGAAGTCCGGTATCAATAGGATTGGAGTGAGCAGCACTTTCATTCATGCTGATTGCGATCCAACTAAGCCTGCGAAGGTCATCTGGACATATTAATATTATGACTCACGAATTAAGGGAGGAATTGGTTAAATTTATTTATGATACTCCTGCCTACGGAGCTATCCTTCTGACTAAAATGGCTAACCCAGAGCCGCATTTCTATAACCCGGGCGAAGAGTGGCTCTACCATCATGGATGGTCAATCATTCTGCTATATCGGCTCTACCGGATGACAATAGACATGCACAAGGGCATGCTGGAAACTGTGCTTTATTATGATGATAGTCAGGAACTGGTTAAGATGTCAGGCTACCAAAAGCTATTTCAGAAAATTAAAAACATATTCAGATGACCATTTCAAAAGAGTTCTTAATTATTCTGGCAGTGGTTGTCATCTACATCGGTGGTGATGTTTATGTTACTAATGTAAACCACAATAAGATTGACAATCTGATTGCCATGAATCAGGAAAGGCTAACTAATAGCAACATCAGGCAGAACAAGATGATCGAGTCTGTTGATAGCCTCAAAATTCAAATCAAAGGCCTAGGTAAGTCAGTTATCTACCTCGATTCATGTCAGCAGACAAAGAGCATCAAGCAGGACAGAGCAGAGAGAAGAGGCAGATTCGTGGGAGGGCTACTCAAGAGCCTAATACCAGGCATGTGACTCATGCCTTATTCAGTAAGCGCATGCAAGTGTATGCCTACACTTGTGCATCTGTGGTGCTGGTAGGGTTACTGATAGGGGTTGGTTGGCTTTACAAGATGGAGAAAATCCAGACCGGAGACTCAGTGCTGATGCTGATTTTAGGCCAAGTGCTAGGTGCATGGGTGGCATTAACCAATAAGATATTCAGGATTACAGCACCTAACATCAGCAATCCTGATAATTAACTATTTTTGTTTTATGAATTGCCTAGAAGATTACATTGGACTAAAGGGTTGCACAGCTGATGCCCCTCTGTCTGGACTATACATAAACGATTATCCGGGCATGAGTTCGGAGCTGCTCGATAAGATTGCAACTCCTGAGCAAGTGTCTTATGTAGGCATGTGGAACTCAGCTCAGGCTGTGAGCTATGTCAGAATTAAGAGAGACATTCAGTCTGCCTTATTCACATCAGCAGAGGCTCAGCTAGATCAAGTGCTATTCCAGACCAGCAAGAACTTCGTTCAGCAGTGGCAGCAGATTACAACTGTTCCGGCAGAGGCAATATTAAAGGGAGCATTTGTCAGCGTTCAGGGCAGTAAGTATTTATCCTTGAGAGTAAAGCAGATTTATGTTTACAATGCTGGGCCAGCTATTGCTGGAGTGCCTTGGTATATTTTCCAGACTCAGGATGGTAAGGTTCTAGACCAAGGAACTGCTGACCTGGTTGAGGGCATGAACTATCTGCCTGTAAATAATGAGTTCTATTCTGACTTCGATAAGATAAACATCATGGTGGCTATGGATTGTACAAACCTGCCCACCACTTCAGGCTTCTTCATTGACTGGGGCTGGAATCAGATGGACTTGGAATGTGCCACAAGATTCACTTACCTATGGCGCAATGGCTGGAGCATCTTTCCGGTTACTGCTCCGCTTGGCTATGGGTTCGGAGATAGCTGGACTCAGGACAATAGTCAGTCAGGAATATACATAGATGCTCAATTATTGTGCAGCCTTGACTCATTCATCTGCCAGCAGAGAGAGTTTCTTCTGGATGCCTGGGCAAATCTGCTGTGCTACCAGATACTTTGGCAGAAGGTTGCAAGTTCAAGGGCCAACTACTTCGCCCAAAGCAACAGAGAGTTCACTGAGAGAGCAATGGCTACCTTCCTTGATGGATATCAGCAGAGCCTAGCAATATGGGCAAGACAACTGAACTTAAGAGGTGAAGGCTTGTGCTTTAATTGCGACAATGCCGGCCTCATCCAGCAGGGATTTGTCAGGCCTTAGCCTGCACTAATCAACGGCAATTATATTCAATAGGGTATAATTTGTGCAATTATGGTGAAGTTATATCCGAAAAGGTATAATACCATAAGGTACACCTCGCTGTAATCAACGATGTGTTAAGCCACTAGAATTTCGGGAGCTTCTCTATCTCCCTAGTCAAGTACCACTGTGCTTTTTTAAGGTCATCAATCCTGCTTCCCTTCTTCCCTGCCCTGCTGATGTACTTAAGCACATTGCCCAGGTTAAACCCAAGCTCCCAAGCCTCAATGACCTTAATAGCCTCATAGGTGCTTTCTGCTCCGCCATAGTGAGGAGGATGATCTACTGCCTGAAGTTTCTCACGCTGTTCCTGCATGTCATCATAAATTGCTGTCAGTATGCTGCCCATATTTGTTTTCGTAGTAAAAATTGCCCTTAGTCCAGAAGCATTCGGAGGCCTCCTTAGCCTGACCTGAATTGAATGCCTCAATGATTTGCTCCTTCTCCATTTCCTTAGCTTGATTTAAGATTGCCAATAATTCAGGGCCATTTGATGGGGCTAAGTGTCCATGTAATTCAGAGGCAAACCATTCTACTGCCGTTTGGTTCTTCTCCATATTTTCCAAAGTTATATCCTTCACTATAAGCATTTTCTGTTTGTTCTTGTTCCATGACCTTAGCCTTAAAAAAAATGGCATACCAATTTGCATTGTCCTTTGGCTCGTCAAATAGGCTTTGAAACAAATACTCTACTGCCGTTTGTTTTTCCATTTTACTTTTCATTTACTTTTTTTACGGATAGTAATAAATAGGTTTTGGAGTATTATTTTCTGACATGGTTCTACCTTTAAGCTGATCAAGTGACTGAACCAGCTGGCCATTAAAGTACCATCCAGCATGCCTGGGCTTTGACCGCATATTAATAAGCTCAGCCTTTATCAGCACATCATTGAGGTCTATGTTGCCCTCATTGTTAATGATGAAATCAATCAGCTCTTCGATTGGGTTAGTCATATTTCAGATGGTTACAATTTGTATCCTACTGCACAAATATTGATAATTATTGTGACACATCGTTGATGCCAACACGGTGTTCTCATTATTCACTTTCGCTCAATTCCAAGCAGTGAAAGCACAAGCACCCAAATAGCCAATAAGAATGCAGAGACTTTCTGCCAGCCCTTCTTACCCTCCACAGCATCAGTCTCTCTTAGCTCAAGATCAGCTATGCGCTTCTTCTGCAATCTTAGTTCATCCTCAAGGCTGTATTTCTTTTTAAGGATGGCAGTCTGCTCATCCTGGAGAGCAATGATTTCCTTTTCAAGTCTCTGAATTAGCTTATCAGTTTGCATAATTGTCATCGTAATATTGTTCTGCGCACGCTTCTGTATGAATTGTCTTTCGACCTTCATCAGAAACCCCCATTGAATAAGCATTGATAATTTGCTGCTTCTCAATAGCCATTGCCTGATCGAATATTGCCCACCATGTCAATTTATCCTTAGGTGTATCCCAGAGAGCGCGGAATAACCATTCCACTGCTGTCTGCTTATCTTCCAGTTTCATTTATCAATCTGTCAATTATGTGTTTTACATAGTGTAAAGCAGCCAAGCCTCCTGCAAAGTAATAGCTTGTCTTTGGGCTATTTGACTTCTGCTCTGCCAGCCACTGCTTAGTCTTAATTTCCTTCATTAAAATCACTCTGAGCTGCTCAAGCTGTGTCATACTATTAGCCTGTCTATGTTGATGTCATAGGCTTCCAGAGATTCATTCCAGGCATTCCAGAGATGCTCTTCATTAATGTACTTGCCATCCTCTGATGTGTC